TTCGGCGGCCTTGATTTTCTTGTTGACGGCATCAAGCTCGCTTTTTAGCTGCTTGGCCTCTGCTTTCATCTCAAGAACGAGTTTTTCGGTCGTCATAATAAATACCTTTTGTCTTTTGCGCCGCCCATTTTACGCTCGGCATTAATCATCATACTGATATCATTATCCACCTTATTGGCTTCAATTTCTAATAGTATATACAATTCTGGATAGGTAAGACCCCACGCCTCGGATGGTGGGATTTTTAGATCGTTTACTGCGGCTTTGAAAAAACCCCAGTAATCAAATGTGAACGGTTGTAATTCGTGCTTTTTAGTCACGCCCTGCCAAGGCGTTCCAGTTACTTTTTTTTTATTACTTCAACCATTTGCGCATCGACAATTTGCGCCGCCTGGACCAATACCAACGGGTACGGTTGACGCTTTTCGCTGTATTCTTCATCAACTGGCCGCCACCCTACGCGGTACATGGCATCTTGCACCTGTTCAAGCTCGATTGATTTATCATCAATCAACGCGTGAAACATTTGGCTTGCTGTATCAAAATCAACCGCGCCGTAAAGCTCGCGTAGTAATGTAAATACTGGTTTATCAGAGTTTTTTAAATACGTTTCAAATACCAACATCAAGCAATACCACAAATCTTTGCCGGTGGCGGTTTTAAACTCGCGCATCGCTTGTAAAGACATCTTGATCGGGTATTGCTTATAGCATAACGATATGTACATTATAACGGCGTTCCATGCGATACAGTGCCAAGTGATAAGATCGTAATACTTGTGCTTACTTTATCACCAATTGGCAACGCATCCGCCATCGCTGTCGGTATACCAATAAAAAACACTGCATCGGTATCGTTACCAGTAAAATCAACTTTAAATGTTGCATTAGTGCCGGCAAACGCTAAGTCGCGTAAATTACGGTATTCTGCATCACTTGAATAAATGATTGAACCTGTAACCGTTTGACCCTTTGCTGCAAGCTCGCCCGCCATAATTTTTACAAAATCATTATCGTTTTTAGTAGATACATCAATTGTATTGCCTAGCACTGCGCTAGTCATTTCAAGCTGACCCACAATCGCGTCGTAGCTCGCGCCGTCTTTGCGGTATAACAAACACGTCGTGCCATTTATTTCATTAGCCATTATATTCTCACTCTAAAATCTTTGCCGTCGGACGTGACAAATTTATCCGACCCAACTGGTACAAACAATTGTGACCTGAACGTTTCGCCGGTGGAAATAATACTGAAATTAGTTACCACCTTATCACCTAACGCCAAATTATCACTCAATTCGGTGATAACACCACTCAAATATAAACTTGTGGTATCTTCACCATTAAACGACAATTTAAAATCGGTGATTAAACGCGCGACACGTTTCGATCTAAATAATTCAAACGTCGAATTATTGTTATACACAAGCGAGCCGGACAAGTTAAGGCCATTACCACTTAACTCATTATTAAGATAAGTAATGTAATCGCCCAAACTTTTATGCGATATATCAATGGACGAGCCGTTGGCGTTGTTTGATAATTCAACTTGGCCAATCAGCTCGCTGTAATTACCCACGTCATCACCAATTAGCAATAACGCCTTTACGCCGTTAAGCTCGCCCGACATACTATGCCGCCGCTGTGTGTGTCACTGTACCGCTAGATAATAACGTGATTGAAGTTGTTACCTTGTCACCCATCGGCAACGCATCAGACAAACCGTTTGGTACGAATGACGCGCTAAACTGTTCGTCTGTGGTCGCATCACTTGTATACTCAACAGTGTAAGTCGCTTGTGTACCTGATAACGCATCAGCGCGCACCTGGCGGTATACTGTGTCGCTGTTATAAATCAATGTGCCACTGATTTGCAATTGCTTACCGGCTAACTCACCGTCTAACAACGTAACCCAATCACCTTGGCTTTTATTACTGATATCAATCGGCGTACCGTTGAAAGCAATTGTCGCTTCCATTTGGCCAACAATTGTTGCACCGTCTTTTTTGATTAGTACCTTAGTACCGTTAATTTCGCCTGCCATGATTTATTCCTCACATGTTAATTAGGGATAGTATACAACTATCCCAATGATTTGCATAGTAGCAGATTACCAAGGTAATCTGCTAATTTTTAAAAGCCCTTAACAACCGGTGGTGTACCATCAACAATCGCCTGAGCTTGTTCACGCTCTGCTTCATCCTGAACCACCACTGGATTGCGTTGTTGCTCTGTAGTGGGTTCTGCCTCTGGGTCATCTCCGTAGACTACCACATCAACGAACTCGTCTACTGGCTCAATCTCTTGCTTAACAACTACTTCCTGCAAGACATCTTCCATCTCACCAGTTTCTTCGTTAAACACTTGCTCGCCTGTTGGTTGCATCTCACGTACTTCAGCTTGTCCATCAAGCAACACATGTTTCTCTAAACGAGCCACTGCATTCTTGTACGCCACTAGTTGATGATTGAACGTGTTGTTTTCTACATTGACACTGTGGTCTTGTGAAAACTCAGCCATGAAGCTATTGAATAATCCATCTTCTTTACGGATAGACTCCTCACGAGCCTGTGAACTAAATGCACGAGTGATGTACTTCTGCGCTCGTTTCTCAAGCTGTGTAGCCGATAGTGGCTTATCACCTTTGTTTACAAATATCATAGTTCACGCTCCGCAATAACCCCAATCTGAACCAAGTTAGTAGGTGCAACACTGAATGTAATAGACTCACCACTAACAGTGTAGTCGTCAGTATCACCCTCTTTCTGTAGCAAACCTGCTTCAAACACATGTAACACTTTAAATCCAAGAGGAATAGCAAAGACTGTTTCTGTGCCGTCCCCCTCGAACCAGAACTGTTGTTGACTATAAGGCACAACACTCTGTGCCTTGGTTAGTTCCTCACGCAGATTAAGCGCAGGTTTGTTAATTCTTACAGTCATAAATTACTCCTCGACTACTAAGTTGTTGCTTGCGCTAATTGCAGTGCCTACAGCGTCTGTTGTGTTGTCCACACGTTGCAGACCTTGGAATACACTACGACCGCTTGATGTACCAACGTGAAGTAACTCAGTGGTGTCATCGTATGCTAAGGCTGTTACTGCATCACTTGTACCGTGTAGTGTAGCTTGTGCGCCCTCTTGGAACAATGGCTTTTCATCACGATAGATTTTAGCGATTTGTTCAGCTGTTGGGATGGTTGAGCTTATTCTAGCTAATGAAACAGATGAATTTTGTGCCGCATGCATAAAATGTAAATTAGCGTTATGTCCAACATATATAGAAGTATCTTCAAATACAGGTAATGATGTAGTGCCTGTAGCCTTTAGTTCTCCATTTATATATATACTCACACTATAAGATGTGCCGCTAATGTTCTCCCAAATAGCAGTTGCCTGTCGCCATACATCATCTGTTACAATAACTCCTGAGCTTACGGCATTATTCCAGTTAGTTGCTACAAGTTCGCCTGAACTAGGGATATAAATAGCTCTAGCTTTTGAAGTATTTCCTGCGTTTCCAGTACCTATCAACCACTGACTAGTCCCAGAACACTTAAACCAACATGTAATACTAAATGAAGTTGAGTTTAGGTCAGTAACCCCCATAGGCTGTTGCAAGTAGTTACTAGAACTAAACCCACTGTAAGCCACCAAGTCTGCACCAGTTGCTACAGGACTCTTTTGTACCGTACCAAACACTTGTAAACCGTTGCCATTCACTGAGCGGTCTGGTTCTGCTAGGCGTACACTGACGTTGTCCAGAGATGCCGTGGCGGTCAGTGATAATCTCGCACCCAGACCTATTATCGCACTGGTTGTTGTTGCTTTAAATGTTAAGTTTATTGCACCTGTTGTATTAATTTCTTGACTTTCCGCTATTACACTGTAATTATCATTAGCAATACTCAAACTAACGTAATTTGAAAGCGCTAACACATCAGCACTTATTGTATAGTCTTTACCAATTTCCAAGCCATTAACACTGTACTGAGCCGTAAATTTACCTGCTAAAAAATCTGAATTATTTCGGTCTATATCAATAGCGCCACTGTTATTCCACGAAACAATACTACCGTCTGAATCCCCCGTCCACCCAGATAAATCAGTATCAAACGTACCATTAGTAACCAACTCGCTACCTACCAAGTCTGTATCGTCTGTGTCTGATAGTGTCGCTAGTTTAATATCTCCATTCATCCAACCTGTGTTGTAGGTTGAGGACACTTGTGCTAACAATCCTTTAGTAGGGTCACTAGAGTTTTCATGAATTTTTACTAAGCATATAGGTGTGCCTATGTTTCGTCTAGCGAACTTTGCTTCACCACCACTAGTTAAAGAGAATGACATATCTGCGCCAGAGTATAATCCATTACTGTTGCCTACATAAAACTCTTCAGCACTTCCTTTAGTATTGTACACTGACTCTGCTATATCCACGCTAGGTATTTCATACACCTTAACAAATCTATAATTTGAAGCATTGTCAGTAAAGAATATTATTCTGTTATCCTCAGTAAATTCAATACTGTCAACATACTCATAAGTGTCAACAGAAAATGTAATATCAACAACCGTCCCATCATCCTTAATCACACTCACGCCACCGCCAGTAGCCACTGCAATCGTAGGGACAGGCAAACCTGTGTCTGGGTCGATAGGTGCGTTAGGGAGCACTGTCATGGCTACATCGTTAAGAGTAGCACTTACCAGACTTCCTTCAGATACTATCCAATAGTCTGTATCTCCAGGTGAAGCTGAAGAATATACCGCAGTTTCTCTTTCGCTAATTGTTTCTTTAAATGTATAAGTTCCTACATTGTTTGTGTGCTTAACGACATCGCTTATAAAGTTTATTTTAATTAATGGAGCATAGCCGCCCGTTAATGAGGTATCACTTGCAACAACACACAATAAACCATTAATACTCTGTACCGACACACTATCTCTACGACCTAGCATATCTTTAATGCCAGCTAGTCTGTTAAACACCATCCACATCGGCATACTAGGGTCATCACCGTCATAAATAGTGACCTTGTTAGCCTCAGCAACAATCACCGCAACCGCAGGAAACTCTTTACGACTACCACGTGTGCTTGTGTTCAACGGCTCGTTGTACCATGATGTACCTTGTGTACGCTTACGCCATGCACCACCATCTGAGTCTTTACGTGTGTCATAGACAAATACGTCTACGGCTGTCTCTGCTTTGGTTTGTGCGATAGCTGTTAATGTTGCTTGGTCTGTGACAACGCTATCTGATGTCGACTCTCCAATAATATTGACACCTGTCCCGGTGGGTTGTATTTTCGCGTCAAGCGTATCCACCTTATCAAGTGTCGCGTCGATATTCGCGCCTGTTCTATCTGAATTGTATTCTGCCATGCTTTTATGCCCCTGCAAAAACTATGTAATTAATTGATACGTCACTTCGATAATGATTACCGTCAACGCGACCTTGTGTTAATGATACACCATCAACGATTAATTTTGTATCACTATCGTTTAGCTCTGTTCCCGGACGGAACGCGCCGGTAATATCATCAATAATGTTAATCGACGCGCCACGCCCTGCATCAATATCCGTATACACTGATAATTGATAAATACCGCTGTATTCGTCGCGTGTGCCTTTGTAAAGCTCATCCGCACCGTTTGGTAATGAATATACCTCAATAAACGGTGTCGCTTCATCATCGATATTATACGGCACATTTTCAGGCTTTAACGTATAACCAAGCGTTTTCGCTTGTGCGTAAATCATTTTTTCAATGGTTAATAAGCTCATACAATTTTATACCTGTTTTTGAAGAATCGACCAAAGCGATTAACACCTAGCCGGAACATGCCATGCGGTGACTGTTTCGAAAATCCTTTGCTTGATCTGATTTCGTACCGCTTAGATTTTTTTAAATACGTACCGCGTTTAACTAGCTTTGGATATCCGCCGTATTCGACGACGTTGACATAAGGCGAATTATTAAATAAATACATCGACTTTTGACCGGTGTATATACCGCCCTGTTTTTTACCGCGTAGTTTACCCAGTATTTTTTTATCTGAGTAGGACCGGCCCTTGTTTGGGTTTGGCGTGTTTAACACTCGCCCGGTAACACTTCGCCCAATCTGCCAATTGTTTCTAAGTGTGCCACGCGTACCGCCCTCGGCTTGTGATACGCCTAACGGCGTTGCTTGCATGATAGCGGTGGCGACGTCACTGGCTGACTTTTCAAACGCGTCAAATGCGTCCTCTTGCGTAAATACGGTGAACTCACGCACTAGCTCGGCGATGTCTTTATCCCAACCAACACTAGCCATTTATTGTCAGCTCGACAAACGTGATTTTATTTTTAACGCGATGCACTTGCACATTGTTGATATTATACGTTTTGCTTTCATGCTCAATATGCGCGTTAACCGGCACATCACCATTAAAATCAGTATCAACCGCAACCAACAAAGCATAAACGCCGCTAGTGCTTGCGTTATCTTCATTTTGTGCATTGGCTTTATCTTCCGCAAACGCTAACAACGGCACGCTAGTCGATGCGCCCTTGACCACTGTCATTGTGGT